GCAAGTGGAACTGCCAGTCGGGGGCGTGCTGGCGGAGCAGGTGGGAGGTGCGGCACCAGTTGACGTAATCGGCTTTGTAGTTGCCGCTGCCTTTGGTGCTGACGTCCTCGGCCGTGATGACGGCATCGAGGTGGGGGATGCGTGGTGCCGGGGCTTCTGGCGGCTTGGTGGCCATGGTGCGTTAAAGGTGTGGTGAGGTGCTGCCGGATGGGGAACGGCTCCGGCGGGCCGTGAGGGAGGCGTCAGTCGATCTCTACCAGCACTGGCCAATCGGGCATGGTCGCGTCGTAGGCAGCTTCTAGTGCGGGGCGCAGCTCGGCCTCTGTAAGCCGAACGGTGCCGCCTTGCACTGCAAAATCATGGTAGCCGTCACCGATGGCGGTATCAGAAAGCACATCCTCAACGGTAGGGATGATGACGCGGCTGCCGGATCGATTGGTGGTCATGGGGCGATGGGGTGTGGTGCCCTCCCATCGTACTACGGAATCCGGCGCTTCGGGCAGGTGGCCGTAGGATGGAGGGGCTGCAGACCAGCAGCAGAAAGCCCCCGTGGGAGCGGGGGCAATCCATCTAGTCGGGCCGGAGAACCCACAAGCACTTTACATGCCCAGAATCAGGACCACGGGGTTTTCAGTTGCCCCACACCCGTTGATGGACAACATGCACACTGCAGCCGGAACGCAGCGGCTGAAGGTGTATCTGGCGCTCCACCGCCACGGGAACCGCTCAGCCGATGGCTGCTTCGCTTCGGTGGCGACGATTGCCAAGGAAACCGGGATTAACCGGGACGACACCTGCCTGACACTGAAATGGCTTGTGGAAAACGGCTGGGCAGTGCGTGAGTCACGGCCTGGCCGGACATCGACCTACTTCCTGCGGCAGGACGAACCTACCCACCCACAGGTGGGCACCCACCCAGGGGTGGCCACCCACCCACGGGTGACACCACCTACCCACCTGCAGGTGACACCACCTGCCCACCCACAGGTGACACAAACAAGAACACAGGAACAAGAACCCAAGAACAAGAACCCATTAGAGCTAGAACCCCCTACCCCCTACGGGGGCCTTCCCCCAGGGGAGGACACGCGCGGACCGGTCCCGATGACTCATGCGATGGCAGAGGAGCTGGACTGGTTGACTGCCGGCGTCCCAGTTGATCGGTCGCCATCAGCGTGCGTCCGTGGTACGCTCGCGGAGGATCCGCACCCGCAACGGCCGGAACCAGCACCATCACCACCGAAACCCACCCGCATGGCCAAACTCAAGCCATTCGTGCCATCACCCGACGACATACCCGCCGCCCTGCTGCCCCTAGAAGCCCCGCTAAGGGCCTTCTGGCAGGTCAAGGCGGGTCAGACTACCCAGCAGGCCTGGAACTGCCTCACAGGGGCACTGGAGCGCATCTGGCGCCATCCTGACGGCGGAACCGATGCCGTCCGCGATCAGCTGGAGGCCGCCACCCAAGCCGGCTGGCGCTCCATCACGTTCGCCAACTGGCAGAAATACTCGCAGCAGCCCGGCCCTTCGTCCATCCACGCCCGTCCTGCTGCTGGCCCCCGCAGATCCGCCACCGATCAGGCCGCCGATAACGTCCTCGCCATGTTCGCCGCTCGGGGGATCGGATGACGTCACCGCATCATCCTCAAGCCTCAATTCCCACCGCCCCAGATCATCCGAGAGGATTTTCTGCCATGACCTTCCCACCCCTATCTGAGCAGCGCTGCAGCAACTGCCGATACGGCTGGATCAACACGGCCTGGCCAGGCCATCTGTATTGCCATCGCAACCCGCCACGGATCGCCCCTCGTGGCGAGCAGTGGCCCACGGTCGAACCGGACGACTGGTGCGGCGAGTGGTGCGGCGAGTGGATCGCCCGGGAGGCCCAGCCATGACGCTTTCCGCTGAATACTTCGTCGAAACCCTCCGGGGCCTCCAAGGTTTGCTGCCCTTCGCCAAGCCCCTCAGCGAGGCCGCCTTTCTCCTCGCCTGGGCCTCCTTCCCCGAGCAGGCAAAATCCGAACTCACCAATGAATCCCTCACATGGGCCGCCGCCAAGCTCCTGCAAGATCCCGAGCAGCACAAGGAACTCCCAATCCCCCTCCGCCTTCACCGAATGCTCTACGCCTACACCAACCTCAGCACCTCCGGCCTGACCATCGGCCCGGTCCCCATGGGCTGGCGCCTGCAGGTAGACCCTCACAACCTCCCGCCCGTTGACGCCCCCCCCGCGATCAGCGAGGCGGAACAGGTCGCAGCAGGCACCCTCCCGGCCTACGACGGCCCCCGCCACTCCCCCGGCGGCATCCTTGCCCAACTGCAACCGAACCAATGACAATGATTGTTGACTACAAACCGGCTAACGAAGAAACCAGAAGCATCTGGAGGAAAGAAAGAGATTGCCTTCGGCCAGACCCGGCCAAAGTTTTCAATGTTGTCCCTGTGCTACCTAAGCATGTATGGATCTATTGGCACCAGGCCTGGTCCGACGACGACAGGCAAGTGTTTTGGGTCGACGGCCTAATTGAGGTCATGGCGCTTGGATCAGTCCAAGAATCATGGTTTGGCGCCGCGCTTGCTATTCCCGACACTAGCAATGGCCCAATCTGGATCGCCGGAGGCCATTCAAGCAATCCTAAGCGTGTGCTTCAGGATGGCGGATTTACACATGAAGTGCGAATTGTGCACAAAGACCAAGGTCTCCCGGCGACTGGCGTCGGCAAGATATGGCATGAAGGTGCTGTTTACGAAGAAGACGCCAGAGGCATGGAAGGCCCATGGTTTTGACCTCAGCTAGCCCATGACCCAAGACACCTCCCTCTCTCGCGGGATGCTCGCCACCGGCCAGTCCCTCGCCCTCGGCGCTCTCCGTGGCATCTGGACCCTAGACGCCCTCGACACCCCGCCACGCATTCCCAACGACGTTCGATCCATCAACGTCCGCAACCCGGCCCCATACCGCAACCTCGCCCGCGACTGGATCGCCGCCAACCCGACTCAGTGGGATGCCATGCTAAAGCAGCACCTTAAAGCTAAGCAAAACGCTACAGGCTGACCACAGAGACTACCTGTTCTCCTGTTTAATAAGACGTTCGTTTTGCACTTGATCGTTAGCCTCAAGCCTGTCCATTCGATCTGTCAACGCCATAACCGCTCTTTTCATCTCAACCTGATTGAACAGGATCTGATCCTGCTGCCTGGGAACTTGCCACGCTATATAAAGCACGCCACCAGCAAGGGCCAATAAAGCACCACCTAGAACCGTGGCAATAACGTTGCTGCTGATCGTTGACCAGTCTAAAGACTTGTCGTCGGTGCCGGCCACAATAGCTGGTGTTGCGTTCTGTAAATAGGTTGCCTGCACGATTTGGCGGGCCAACCTGCGGATGCACAGCGGCTGGTGATACGGAGGCAGCAGGTGGAAGCTGGTCACTGGCTGAGGGCCTGTATCGTCGCATCAGGCAGCAGCTCCGACCAGCCGGTAACGCGGGCCAGGCGGCTGTTCAGCCACTCGCCGGCCTGGGTGCGGCCCAGCATCAAGCGATCCACCGTAGGCAAGGTGCCGCTGGTGTCGGTGACCACTGCGCCGCCGTTGGTTGAGATCGCAAAATCGTTAGCGCCAATCCGCACTGCCACCCGCGTTCTGGTGCCGGCTGTGATCGTTCCGCCGTCGATGTTGGCCTGCTCAACGCCGCCATCCACGACCACCAGTCGCGGGTCGGTGCCGCTTGTGATGACGCTGGCACGTTCGTTTGCGGTGTTGTCGTTGAGCGAAACCACGCCTCGGGTGCCGCTGGCGGGGCTGCGGAACTCCAAATACAGGGTGCGGATGTTGTTCGCAATCGCGGCATCAATCAGGTCCGCAAAGTCGGCGTTGCGGGTTACGACTGAGTTGGTGGTGGGGATGTAGCTGGTGACTAAGGATCCGGCTTTTAGATCAGCTCCCCAGGCGTAAATAGCCTCATCGCTTGAACCAACGTAAGTTTGCGATGTGCCATTCAAGCTGGCTGCAACTCGCAATGACACCGTTCCTGGTGATGCAGCAGTGGTAGCAGTTGCAATGCAGCGATACCAACCATTAGGCAGCGCTTGAATGAAAGCGGTTGCTGAGCTTGTAGTCTCGACAGTCCCAGTAGAAAGGTTGAAAAAAACAGAAGCCCCAGCTCCGGTCCCCCACGAAGCGTTTGGTGAAAAAACCAACGCTCCAAAATCTTTGGTGCCTTTTTTCATAAAGCAGATAAAGGTATAACTTGTGCTGCCAGAAAGTCCCGCAACTGATTGGAGAAAAGCATGAACCCCGCTGACAGCAGTATCAACCAGGGCGTCTGCTGTCAGTGTTCCGTCAGGAGCAATGGCAACGTTGACATTTGCGCTTGAACCGGCATTAGTCCACGTTGTCGAAAAATCTTCCGACTGCAACAGTAGATTTGTCTGCTGCCCTTCTACCAGCAGCCCCAAACTCTCCCCCGTCACCGGGTCATGGTCAAACAGCGGCACATTCGTCCCGCCAGCTTTCAGGATCAGGTCGCTATCGACGTAGATGCCGTTGCCGACACGGCCAAACGTGATCAGGTTCTGCCCGCTGATCACATCAGTCAGCGACCGATTACGGGCCAGCGCCAGGTCAACTATTGGCGCCGCTCCCGCCACAATCCATAGCGGGTCTACCATGCTGGCCAGGAATGCCGGATCATCAAAGCTAAACATCACAGGCCTCCTACAAAATCAGCGGGTAGATCGTACTGAATCGCTAGCGCTTGGATGCCCTGCACAAGCTCAGCAGGCACCAGCCCCAGCGCCTTAGCATTCTGCCAAGCGCCTAGAAACACTCGGTTGTCGCCGTCTGCCGCCTTCCCAAGCCCCACGCCCAGCCCCAGCTCCAGCCGTGGCGACGCACTACGGGCTGCCGCCAGCAGCGCATCCACTTCGGGCGGCAAGACAGCCCAGAACTCAATCCACTGCGGCGGATGCGTCGCCCGGTAGTAGGCCTCCGCTTCCGCTGGTGTCAGCTCCACCAGCTCCCACTGCTGCAGCCACTGCCCGCTGCCCTCGACAGGCTGCGCCATCACCGCCTTATGCGTCGCTGGGTCATGCTGCGGCGGTGTCTGTGACACCACCCGGTAGCAGCCATAATGGGCAAGCTCAGCAGCGCTAGGGTTTGCCGAAAACGACCGTTGAGGCTCATCCTCCCGGAGCTGCTGCAGGCTGTAAGGCCAGCGGGTCGGGTTGAGGCGTACTAGGTCGCTCATGGCTGGATGCTAATCCCAGCGATCACGGAAGCATTGGAACTTCCGTGACACTCAATTGTCATTCGTGCGACTTTGTTGGCCGGCAGCGTCGCCGGCTTGATGCTCACGAACTGCCAACCCACTGGGAACGTCAACGTTCGAGACGATGCCCCAGCAATTAGCCGCAGCCCGGTCCTGCGTCCATTCGCCAGGTTGCTGGTGGTCAGCTCAAGGTTCCCGGTGAGCGTGATGGTGTTCACCTCCCCGTCAAGCTCGGCCAGATCAAGCGCAACGCTCGCTGCGTAGGCGATCGTCCCGAACCCGGTAGCAGCCTGCAGGCCCGCCGCAGAAGTGGTCGCTACCGCCGGCAACGCATGCACGTGATCCTCGCGGGCGTAATCCGTGCTAGAGCCGATCGCGGCCACACCTGGCGGCTGCGGAGCAGCATCAGCAGGCGCTGGGATCGTTGGCACGCCTGACAGGCTGCTGTAGGCGATCTGGCCACCGTCGCCGCCGCTATGGTCGTGGCTGTTGCCGTTGGTGACGCCCTGCGCTGCAGGCGCATAGTCCGCTGCATCAGTCGCCGCAGCAGTCCCCAGCGTCGGCAGGTTGATCAGGTCGTCATAATCTCCCGAGGTGGCCACCGTGGCCAGATCCCCCGGCTGCACCGCTGAATCCGCCAGCCCCCCCTGTGCTGCCGTTGCATAGTCCGTAGCATCCGTCGCTGCAGCAGTCCCCAGAGTCGGTGTTCCGCTCAGGTCGCTATAAGCGCCTGAGGTTGCTACCGCTGCCAGATCACCCGGCTGTGTTGCGCTATCTGCCAGTGCCCCCTGAGCAGCCGTCGCATAATCCGCTGCATCGGTCGCCGCTGCAGTGCCCAACGTCGGCAGCCCGCTCAGGTCCGCATACGCCCCGCTGATCCCGACCTTGGCCATCGCTGCGCTGATGCCCACCAGGATCGTCCCAGTCTCTGCATTCACCCGCGCCACGCTGCCCACGGCCTGCACGATCCCGCTCGCCGGGGGCGTCGCCTGCAACCCACCCGTCCCCACATAGAGCCGGTCCCGAATCTGAAACCCGCCAGTGTTGAACGGCCGAAGCTCGCCCAGCACCACCCCATCGCCGTCACCATTGTTCGCCAGCGTGGCCTTGAGCAATCCGATCGCCGGCATCTTCGCCGGATCGGTCGGGTCACAGGCTGCAACCGTCAGCCGGTCGGTATCGCCAACGCTCCCAGTCGCATAGACCGGCGTCCCTGCCGCCAGAGCCCCCCCGCTGGCGTTCCTGACGTGAACGTAAAAGTCGCCGGCGATGCTCCCGTGAATATGCGGGATCACCACCGCCCCGCTGCCGGTGATCGTCAGCCCCGCAAAGCTCGGCGCATCGGCAGTCCCAAGCCCCAGTGCCGTCCGCGCTGCGCTCGCATTAGCTAGCGCCAGATTGGCCACATCCTGAGCAGTCGCGTCTACCGTCGTGCCGCTCTGATCCATCGGCATCCGCTCCGTCCCACTTAGCGGGAGGTTCGCGTTCGGCAAACCTGTGATCGTAGTTTCAGCCATGGCTAGGAAGTGACAAGTTGGCGACCATCAAGTGTGGTGATCCTTAGGTTGCTGGTCGTGGTCAGCGACCGGCCAGACAGGTCTGTAACGCTTTGCGTCACAAGCCGCCGACCGTCGAGCGTGACGATCTGCACGCCACCCAGAGTGATGAGCGTCCTGCCACCAAGGCCCAGGAAGTCGAACGCACCGAGAGGCAGTGCAGCACGGCCACGAATGGTCAGCTGATACTGGTCCTGGGGCCCAATACCTTCCGGCACATTGACCCGCTGTGCATCGGTGCCAGGGAAGGCATCGATGACAAGCTGGGCCGCTGCAGCGGCGGAATACTCGCCCCACGCCACCAGAAACACAGTCCATTCAGCCTGTGCCCGCTCCTCCTGATACTGCCGCACCGGCACCAGATCAGGATCCTTCAGGATCACCACCTCCAGCCCCTGCACGATCGTCCCCGGATACCGTGTCTCTGAGGGGTCAGAGCAACGCATCGCAGGGGTGATCGACCCGTTGGCCAGCGTGTAAGCACCGACCACACCGCTGAGCGCAGTGGCAAGGGATGCGCGGAGGTCGAGAAGGGCGCTCATGCCCTAGCTTGCCGCCGCCAGCAGCTCACCCGTCGCCACCCACCCGCAGCCCTGCCGCTCAGGCAGCACCAGCCGATAGGTCAGTATTGGCCTATCCAGATCACGAACCAATATCTCCCCGCTCAGATCCGTTCCCACGGCCACCAGCCCGCCCCTGCAGGCGGTCCCCTCCCACTGCGGCGCCACGATCCACACCGTCTGGTCATCCGATCGCAACGCCCGCACCTCCGGCACCCTCGCCGCTTCCGTGGCGGCCTTCGTCACCTCATCCCACACCGTCAGCAGCAGCGGATGCGCCTGTTGCTGATGCTGCAGCTCCATGATCACTGCCGCCACCTCGCCGCTGATCCTCGCGGCCTGCGGCTCCCCGAACCCATAGAGGTCTGCCGGCTGGATCTCTGGCTGCCCTTCCTGCCGGTAGCCGTTCAGCCACGATGCCCACACCCGCACCACCGGCACCTCAGCCAGGTGCGCCTGCTTCCGCTGGATCCGCGCCAGTGCCTGCAACGCCCGGATCACATCAGCCCGTAGCTCCTTCCTGAACGTGCGCCGGTCAAACTGCCCAGGGTAAGCGTGAGCTAGCTCCCAGAATCGGGCGTCCCAGTCCGTTTTCTCGCGGCCCGTTTGGCCCTTTGCGGCTTTCCCAGCGCTTCTGCCGTCATCGGGACGCTCGGGAACTCCTCACTGGTCTTCTCCTCCTCACCCAGCGCCAGGAGGCCGTAGTAGAGCAGCCGGGGGAACTTCGGCGGGATGTCATGCACCCCGAGGCGGTGCCGGAGCAGGGCCGTCACCAAAGCCTTCGATCGGTAGGACTCCAGCTCCTTATGTGCTGTCCTGACCGCAACGATGGCCTCAGCATGGCGAATCGAGATGCTGTGGGCCTTCGGCTCCATCGTGCGGTGGAAGCAGCTGTCCTCGATGATCCGGTACGCCTCAAGGCTGGTCAGCTCCGGCTCCCCTTCTGCCCGCGTCCGGTTCTCCTCCAGCACGATGCGCTGCGCAGCCTGCGAGGCCAGCACCACCACCGAATCGGCGCTATTGATCATCTCATCGATCGTTTCGTCCTCCTCGATCGTGAGCCCACCGAGGACCGGCACTTCAAGAATCCCAACCTGCTCATTGCCGATGAGCCGGGTCTGTGGTGCAGCAGGCGGCGTTTTATACATCGTCGGTGGGGGTGCGTTCAATGCGCTCTAGCGTACGCCGTTCCTGCTCGCGGCGTAGATGGCTCAGCCTGTTGGCCTGCTGAACGGCATCAGCACGGGTGAGGAGGTCGAGGAGGGCGGCATCGCTCTGGAGGATGGTGTCGGTCATGGCTAGGCAAGGCGTGTGATGGAGGATGGAGGGGTGAAGGAGTTACCTGAATACAGAGCCCGGTCGGTAAAGCGGACGGCTTTTAGCGTTGATGGGCCATTGTAGACAGTGGTGAACTCAGGCCATGGCGCCCAGAAATTAGGATCGCCTCCTACTTCCGTATAAGCATCATGAGCTTCATCAATCAACTCCAAGGTTAAAAACAGAGGCCCTGTGTTGGCCAAGAAGCTCTCTGATGAAGGCTGCTCAAGGACTAACTGCCCATTGATGTAAGTGTTGCGTGAGGAGGCTGTTAGCACCTGGGCAACGTGCATCTCCTCGCCTTGGTATTCTGTTGTGAAGAACCCTGGCAGGCTTAGATTTCTTTTCTCTAGTTCTAGGTCGATAGACATACTGCTGTTATTGGCGTTTTGCACTTGCAAGAAGAACCGGGCGTATCCTGTAGTGTCCGTGGGCGCATTAGAGCCTAACTTTACAATGCACTCAAGAGTGGCCGACGACAGCGGCGGCCTGCTTAATGTTAATAGTTCTTCTGTCGGAATCGCAATAAATTGTCCGCTCTGGTTTTGTGTGTATTTAATTCCGGCCCCGTCCGCGATAGCATGGCCGATCCTAAAGGCTCCATGAGTTACGTCTTGGTAAGAACCAGGTTGGCCGCCGCAGGCATCAAACCTATAGGTCACTGGTTGCGTTTGATACCCGCCGCCAGAGAGGACAGGTCGCCTAACTAAGTGCTGCGGTTCATTGATAATTACGCATTGGGTAAAGTCACTAATCGGCTCGCCGTTCGGATATCTACTCTCAAAAGCTAAAAACCAACGTGCCTGCAGCCCCCAAAGAGTGTTTGTGTACCCACGTGCCAAACCATTCGCAGCGCCATGCCCTCCCCATTCTTCTGACCATTGTGGGATCCGAATCTCCCCAAACGGCCCCGTAATGCTTTCATCAAACCCTGCCGACGGGATCAATGCAAACGCCAATCCTCGCTGCTGCCCCATCGCAGCCGTCCGTATGTTCCGCATCGTCGGGTCATCCAGTGCCCTCCGTCGCCGCTCCTCTTCCTCAGCTTTCACCTTCTTGGCGGCCAGCTGCTCACGCTCAGCACGTCGCCGCCGCTCCCCTTCAAGCTGCGACAACCTATTCGCATCCGTCAGGGCCTGCGCCTTGTTGAGCAGGTTCTGCAACTCGGCCTTGATCGTAATCCGTGCCGGCATCAGTCGTCCTGGCCGACGATGATCCGATACGACTTCGACTGCCCTGCCAGCAGCGTGATCGGCGGATCCTCTACCAGCGTGCCCACGATCGAGGTCTCGGTCCCGATCCGCAGCACCACCGTGTCATAGGTGAACCCGGTCCCTGTCGCAGTGAACACTGCCACGATCGCCGGGAACTCATACCGGGCCGTCGTCGCGTTATAGGCCCCGCTGCCGGCCGCAATCGTGCCCGTTACTGCCGCGTAGCCATTGGCCGTGGCCAGCTCCTCCGCCAGCCACAGGGCTGCCGTGTCCTCCTCATCGAGCCCTGCCGTGCTGTTGTCGGCCAGGAACACCTTATAGGCCCTGTTGTCGTAGGCCAGATCGCCCCGACGCTTTAGCTCTGCCTGAGAAAGGGTGATGGTTGCGGCCACTGGACACGATCCGGTGGCCTAGCTTGCCCATCACACGTATTCCACGAGGTCAAGCCCGTTCACGAAATCGATCACGAACGGGATCCCATCAGTCGCGGTGATGGTGCCCTCAAAGTCGTAGCGATACAGCGGGGGATCATCGGTGAGGGAATCTACGTAGATCATGGCGAAGGCTGCCGCGATGCTGCCGCCGCTGGCTGTCCACTGCACCGCGTTGCAGGTAAACCGGGCGTCGTTGGTGGTGACGGTGGCAACGGCAAGGTTGGCCAGTGTCTTGTCGTTCTGCGTGTAGCCGTTGGCCGTCGAGAGCTGGGTGGCGCCAGACTCTGCCCCCGCCTTGGTGGTGGCCGTAGCGTTGGCAGGCAGCACAGTGTAGAGGTTGATCTTCAGCGTGCTGGAGGTGGTGACCTGGCCCGAGCGGATCAGAAGAGTGCTGTGGTTGTAGGGGGTGACGATCGTCATGGGTGGAAAGGGGGTGGGGGTGAAGTAAAAGACAAGCCGAGGCTATGTTATGCCCCACTTGGTCATTAAGTAATCTTCTAGATCGGTGCGATCACCAGATGTTAAGGCGCCTGAAAAGGGCAGAAATTCGCATATCTCGCCTAACCAGCTTCTGTTTGGGGTGATAAATAAGTTATCCGTGCCTAGGACGACCCCACTCGAAGTGGAGAGATCACTTGATGCCAAACACCTTAACAAGCATACGCTCCCCAGCTCAGGCCACAAATTGGAGCTTCTATCGGTGGTGTTGTCGCCATTTAGATAAACAGCCACGAGCGGAAGGTAGAGCCCCGTGGTTAAGGCATCGCCAACACACCAGCCGTCAACTCCGCTGTTGGCAGAGTCAAATAATCCTTGGTAGCCAGTGAATTGAGTATTTGCAAACCTAGCGACCGCGTAAAACTCTCTGAATGCAAACGTGCCCGCTCCAGATTGCAGAAAATCATCATTATCTGTAGAAGGCCACACTGCGGCGTTAAGACCGTTTATTGCTGCGGTTGTATAGGCAGGACGCTGGCTGGCGGTTGCCTGCGAAAGGTGCCAATTATTGCCGCTCTTGTCTTCCCAGTCAGTAATCATTCCACCACTAGTTGTGATCGTACTAGCATCGCTAGCATCCCACCACGCTACCGGAGAAAGAGTGAGCGGATCAAAAGATGGCGTTGATACAGTCACTGTAGGCACCTGCGGGGTCAGCCTCAAGCCTGCCGGAAGCACATCCACATAAGCCGAGCCCATCACTTCTGGCGCCTGCGGCACCAGCCGGAACCCTGCTGCAGGACCGCTCGCATACACCGGCACATAGGCAAACGGCGCTTGTGGCGTCAGCCTGAACCCTGCAGCCGGCGGTATCTCGTACTTCACTTCCTGCACCACGAACACCGACGCCCCCACCAGGTCCATGTCCGCCTCCTGTGGCGTCAAGCTATACGGCAGATCCTCGATCTCAAACACCGCCCGCCCCATCGCCTCCACCTCCACCGTCTCGTTAAACGGCTCCAGACCTACCGCCACATCCAGCGTCGTCGGGAACACCGGCGCCACGCCCGTCGGCAACGCCCCAAACAACGCCCCAAGATCCGGCGCCGCAGGATTCCACCCCGCCGGCACACTCGCGCTATTCGCTGGCGCTGGCGTCGTGTTCACCGTCGCCCCCGGCGTACTCGGCAGCACCGTCACCCCAGGCGCCACAGGGAACCACACAGGCCCCGGTGACGCATCCTGACCGATCGCCAGCCAGAACAACGCATCAACCTGCCCAACGATCCCGTTCTGGTTAAACGTCCAGCTCATCCCGTTTGCCCGATACTGCCCCGTCAGGCCGCCGGCCTGCAGGTAGAGCGCATCGAACGGAGCAGTGGGCAGCAGTTCCACGGGAACTTGGATGCTCACGCCCTGTGAGTTGCCAAGCCTCAACCGGTTCTGCACTCGACCGTAGTTAATTGCTAAAGATTGTCGTCGCACGCTATTGTTTACTGTGATCCACCGACCCGCCACAACGCTATTAAAATAATCGTCGGCTGTGTATGGAAGGGTAAAGGTAGCGGATCGATTAGAGTTGACGGACCCATATTGGAATTGACTGGAAGCGGTCTCACTAATGCGTTTTTGTCTTTTCCCGTATGTTTGCGCTGCAAGATCAGAAGGGCCAGGCAATCGCTGAAACTGTGGACCGGAGTTTGTAATTGTTACTTCAGTCCCCTCGTATGTAGGTTCGCCAAGTACCGCGTTGACAAAATCAGTTACTTGGCTGGCGCTGGTAAATGCTGCTCGGCCTTCGCTAATTGCCTGCTGTCCGTTTTGTGTTAAAGCCCAATTGGCATAGCGGGACACTTCGCGTTTCACGGCATTGCCGTTGTAGCTATAAACCGTAACGGTGCGTTGAGTAACAATTGAGCCACTAAGCGAAAGCTGGACAAACTGCGTTGGGGAGAAAAAGTAGGTTAGGTCTAGTTTTCCAGCAAACTCTGCCAGGCTAACACTGTCAGTCACTGTACTGCTTACGACTCGCCCTTCAGAGTCGTAATTGTTGGAGGTCTTGCTCTGGCTGGCAACTTGGCTAAGAGAAACGCCCCGACCGTTGCTCAATGCTTGGCTTGCATATCTTCCGGCTGCTGCAGCTGCTGGCTTGTAGGAAGTCGAGACGCTACGGACCATTAAGCCACGTTCAAATGTAGAAAAAGTCTCCTGCACCGGAATGTAGCTTCCAACATAGCTCCCACCCGTATATTCAATGCGATAACTGACCGGGAAGCCTTTGGTAATTGAACTGGCCCAACCGCTTATGTCTCGCATGGACATAGATTGGTCTTGGCTTTCGTTGTTTTCATTTACGGCAGCCGACCTAAGGCCTAAAGGCAAAAAGGTTACCTCCACAAACTCTGCCGGAAGCTCGCCAACGCCGATAGGCGATAACGAGAACACGTTAGTATTACTAAACACAGGGCCGAGCCCAGATCCTTCGTCTTGAAGACTGCGAACCTGCAACTGCTCGTTTTCGTTTAGCCAGCCGACATAAAGCTCCGACTCCAGCAACCGGCCCAGCACGCTAACATAACCGTCTGACAGATCAACATTGTCTACGGTATATCGGTTTTGCAACGGCAACGTAGCTGCAGCAGTTATGCCAATTTTCGCTAGGCACTTCTCTGCGGCCACCTTCGCAAACACAGGCGGCGCCACATACTCCTTAGTCTCAACGCTAAGCGTTCCACCGGAAGGCCCAATTACTGCATAGGTTTCTTCTGGGGTCGCAAAATCTTTTGCCCGGCTATTTTGCATCAGCGTCAGCTTGCAACCCAGCTGCACCGTCGTTACGTTCGTAAACGGATCCGCAAAGCTCGACAGCACCCTCAGCACCCTCGGGATCCTCGCCGCCTTCACGTTGTCCCTTGTGTAGGCAAAGCTCACCACCGTCCCCACATCCGGCCGCACGATCCCCGCCAGCCGCATGCTCCCACGGCAAAAGATCAGCCCCGACTGCTGCAGGTAGGTGTCCGCAAACTGGCCGTCGATCGCGTGGCCCAGGCTGCAGTACGTGTTGCCCCGATACGGCAGATAGGTCGTCATCGCGTGAACACCAGCTCGATCTCCACCGTGTAGCGGGTGCTCTTCGCTCCGCCGGAGATTATCACCTCAGCCGATGGCGTGGGGAAGCTCACCGGATACCACACCCCAGAAGCCGGGCGGGTGACCACCTGCGTCTCAAACCACGTCCGCAGGGTGCCATAATCCGTTGCGCTTACATGCGCCCTTACCCGTCGCGTCGCAGTGGCCCCCAGCGGCCCCGTGAAGTAATGGCGGCCCCCGGCCGATAGCTGCGGCTGCGGGCTGTCTGCATACCCGTCAGGCGGCTCCAGAGGCGTCACCGTGACCGTCCCCAGCGTGATGGTCGAGAACGAGGGGATAACGGCCTCGCTGTTCTGCCGCTGCTTCTCCTGCTCCCGCAGCAGCACCTGCAGCGCTTGCGTCGCATCCACCAGCTCGAAGCTGGCGTCCAGATACACCCCGGCAGGCGTACCGCTCGGCGCTGCGGTGAACCAGCACGACACGGCAGACCACGACTGGCCGAACCCCGTCCCGGTGAAGCTGACGTGGCTCCCGATGCTCCCGGAGAGCAGCGTGTCCTGGTCCGTGATCCTGCTGTTCCGCCACGTGTCGTAGACGCTGATCAGGTTCGTCCACTGCGCCTTGGTGAGCAGCCCCGATACTGTCCACTTCCGTGCCGTGAGTCCGTCCCGTGCGTCGCCCTCATAGCCGAAGGGCTGTGCCGTCAGGGCATTGGTGGAGAACGCGCCGATGGTGATAGTCATGGCAGGTAGACTTGCTTCTGGCCGCCGACAGGGACGGTAACGGTAAGGTTGGACTCGCGCCCATTCACCAGACCTAAAAGCCGGTTGTTCTCTTTGGTCGCCTCTGTGTTCGCAATCTGCGCGTCCTGCAGTGCCTTATTTGCGTCTGCCAGTGCCCCTGTGGCCGCTGCGGCCTGCTGGAGCTGCTGAGTGCTAAGGCTAGACAGATCAAGCGACGGGGGCCTGACCTGCTGCTGCCTTATGGTTCCGCCTTGACCCACCACAACACGCTGGCCGCTGTCAAAGCTCCCGCCGAACTTTTGCACAAACTTTTGGGGATCAATCAGCCCAGACTGCTGGTCTCTTCTTATCTCCCCCTCTAACGTTCTCCTTGCGCCTGCCAGAGCTTTTTCCGTTGCAATGTCGGCATTGCTAAGGATGGCGTTCGCTATGTTCTCATTCGCCTTCTGCAACCTTTCGCCAGCTTCCGCCAGCTTAGCGGCGCCCTTCTCGATCTCTTCCCTGATCTTCTTGCCGGCATCCTCCAGCTTTTGTGCGCCTTTGGCTGTTTGGGCCTCAAGCTGGGCGATCTCGGCCTGGTTCTCCTTGAATTGGCTGCTGCCAATATCCAGCCCTTTGTTCTGCTCCCGCAGCGTTCTCAGCCGGGCTTCAATCTTGCCCAGCGTATTAAGCCGCTTGCTGTCTTCTTCTTGAATCCTGCGATCTTCCGCAATCTTTGCATCTCGCTCGCGTTGGATACGGTCAAGCGCTGCAACGCCTATTCCGGCCTGGACACCCCTGCTCCGTTCCTGCAGCCTCAGGATTCGTGCGTCAATCTCTGCAGTATCTCGACCTACGGCCACCACTCGCTCACGCGCAGCTCTTTGAATAGCCAGCTCGCTGTTAATCTTCTCTTGCTCGGCCCGCGCTTCTTTCAGTTGCTCGGTGACAACGGGCGTAATCGTTATTTGTTCCTGAAACAAGCCGTTGAATACTTGCCCGACCTTTACCGACTCAGTAGATCCAGTCAGCAAGAATAGCTCTTTAGACAGTAGCCTTGTCTTCTCTGTGATGGCATCAGTAGCTACGCCTTGCCGCTCCAGCTCCCGGCGCTGCCGTTCTAGCTGCAGGGTTTCGGTCTTGATCTCTTCAACACGACCAAGCCTGCTAATCTGATCCTGCAGTTCTTCTGCCTTAATCTGCAGTTGCGCTAGCTTCCGTTCCGCTTCGGTAGTATCAACGCCAAACTCTGTCTGATCAGCAATAGTATCTTTCAGGAACGCGATCGAACGTGTAGTCTCTCCCAGTTCGTTCTTTACGGCACCCTGCAACCCACTGGCCAGCGCCTGCGTGAAGGCCAGCACCCCAGGCAGCAGCTCCTGGCCGATAGCCGCTTTCAACTTTTCTACTTCATTCGCAAGCGATGCAAAGTTCTGCGCTGCAGTCGGCAAAGACGAACCGCCGCCGTTCAGCTCGTTCAGGCCTTTCGTCAGTGCCGGGAAGAATTGATCAGCAGTAAGGCGGCCAGATTCAACCAGCTTGATCAGCTCCTGGCTGGTCAGGCCGAGGCCACGCGCAGCCGCAGAGAACGCCGTAGGCAGCCTTTCCCCGAGCTGACCCCGTAGCTCTTCCATCTGCACGACGCCCTTAGCCGCGATCTGCTGCAGGGCCAGCAAGCTGCCATTGATGGCATCGTTGCTCAGCCCCAGCCGTTGCGCCGAGGTGCTGACAGCGGCAAACAGCTCCTTCTGTTCGCTGAGTGGGATGTTGGCCGCCGACGCTGCAGCGGTGAAGCTGCCAAACGAATCGGCTAGGACCGTGAAACTGATCCCCAGCCGATCCGACAACCCGCGCAGCTCTCCAATCGCCTGCGTTGCGCCAGACTCCCCGAGCGTGTTGCTGAGCTTGCGGGTGATGTTCTCTAGCTGTGTAGCGCTATTGATTAGATCCCTGAAAACCGCAACTGCGCCGATTGTTGCCAGAGCCCCGCTCACTGCCTGCAGGGCACCACCTAACCGCTCAAGCCTTGCTCCAGCGGCGCTTGCATTTTGCCCCGTCTTCCCAATACCAGCCGCCGCTAGTTCACTTGTGGTGACAAACCTCCCATTCTCTCGCCGTGCCCTGCCGCTCGCATCAATGAAATACTCCAGCCCATTAGCTGCCGTCAGGATCTCACGCCCTGATGCCGTAAACCGCCGCGAAATCTCAGCACCCGTCGCCGCTGCTTGCCGCTCCACCCCCTGCAGCCCAGCACGCAGCCTGGAGTCATCGACCCCTACCTCCAGAACCGCCTGCGCCAGTGTTTCCGCCATGCCCTAGCTTGCCGCTGGCAACCTATCCCATGAGCAGCGCACTCGTCGGTATCGCCAACGCCCAGGCCGTTTTCACGGTCCCCACCGTTGGCACCGTCACCGACCCAGCTACCGGCAACGTCACCCCAGCCACCGAAACCGTCACGGTGACGCTCTACCTCAAGCGGTCCACCTTCACGCCAAACGACCTCCCCGGCGTTGACGTAGATGGCGACGTGCTCGCCGGCTATGCCGTCAACCCTGCTGCCGTTGATGCCAGGGTAAAGCGAGGCATCCGAGGCACCCTCACATGGGCCGGCGAGGCTTCACAGCCCTGCGTGGTCTCTGAGATCGGGAGTAACTTTGGTAATTCGGGTTTAATTGGCTCAACACTCCGCAGTGCGCTGGGCGACGAACTGCGCGTTATCCGCTACCGGCAGCGCTGAGCAAACTAAGCAAACGCCTTCCCACAATGGCCCGCAAATACAACCGAGACAAGCGAGGCAGGTTTGCATCTTCTGGCAGCGGCGCAACTGAACGCGGCTCGCGGCTTACGGGCAAAGGCAGCGCCAAAACAATGAGGGTCACCCCTGACACGGCTCCTAGGTCCAGCGCACCTAAAGGCACCGTAAGCGGCAGCAGCCGCGGACGTGTGCTCCAACGTGCCGAGCGCATCGGAGGATTCGGGGCGGTCGGCAAAGCTCGCCAATCGCTGAAAACGCAGGTGGCTAGGGTTAAAGGTGGCCGCACTCGCAGGGCCAACCTTGAAGCCATGCCTCTTAGCAAACGGTCCAAGTCCTTCCAAGCAAAGCGCGCCGCTGAGGGTGTAGCGCGCGCCCTTCGCCCGCGCTGATGGCCACCATCCGCTACCGGCAGCGCTGACGATGGCCATCATCCAATCCCGCCTACGCCTCAGCGCATTCCGCTCCGATGAGCTGATCAAGCGTGCGCCGCAAATCCTCAAGCTCTATGGCCGTGCCCTCGATCAGCAGCTCAAAGAAGAGATCCGCAAGCCGCAGTTTGACTGGCCCGGTGAAACGCGCCGTTACGGTGCCCTCCTAAGGGCCACCAACCTCCGCACTCGCGCCAAGATCCGCAATGCACAGGGCGGCCTGCCTTACGTTACGGTCGGCAGCCCTCGCAACATTGTGGACACAGGAAACTTCCTGCGGTCCCAGAAACGGAAGCAAGTGAACCAAGCCACCATTCGCTTCACATGGGGCGATGACAGGGTGGTGACCTATGCCGGGGCCATCTACCAGGGCATCCCAGGCCGAAACTACCCAGCCCGCGACTGGATCAAGCCCGCGCTCGATGCCCTGCCGATCGGGGAGTTCTTCGCCCGCGAGTGGCGCAGGCTACAGAACACCGCAGGGCTTTAGGCGGCATCTGGCATAGATGCACCCTTGCGCCTGTTCTCATGTGCCCACAGCGGTCGCATGTTCGTGTAGTGGAAGCACTGGCGCTGCTGCTCAGGGTCGTTCAAATCAAAAGCAGCGCAGGGGATGATGTGGTCAATGTGCCACTCGCAACGGTTCTCCCACGTCATGCCATCTGCAAACTGGCTTTCTATGTGTTTGGCAAACGCATCGTAGGAACAACCAATAAGCGCCTCTGTACTCGCGCTCTTGTTGTTGCCTGAAACGAAGTGGTTAATGCGTCGGCGTAACCGCGTCAGTATGTCAAAGCCAGGGTCTTGCCTTTTACGCTTTAGGTAGTATGCCGTCTTTGCGGCCCTAAAGCGATCTGCATTATCAATAAGCCACTGCCTGCGATAGGCACTCATCTTTTCGCAGTTAGCAGTGTTCCAGGCGTTTATGGCCGCTCGACGCTTGTCATAATGACGCAAGTAGTCACGACGCTTTTGCGCTTTGACCAGATCTGGGTACAGCCTTGCCTTTTCCCTGCGTTGGGCCGCGATGAGCTCTTTGTTTTTCTTTTGGTATTCCTTGTTTTTTGCCAAGTTGCACGCTTGGCATTTCCAAGAATTGACATAACGCGGGCTGTCATGCCCGTGCTTGCACGGTTTGCCCGTGTAAAACAGTTTCAGCCCAAGGCTAAGCGCCTTTTGGCGTGAGATGATTTCCATGTTGCCTGTGTCAGCAGGTAGCCGGGGGTGGGAGGGTGCAACCTCGCCACCCCACATTTTACCATCAGGCGACAGCGCTCACCGTAAACGTCGGCATTACTCCAGCGCCGCCCATGTTCGCCGCCGCCACCGTGTACACGTCCCCGACACGCACGTTCTGGCCGCCAAGCACGATCGTCGGCGCCACCGACACCAGCCCACCAGCAGCAACGGTAATGTCTGCCGTGATGTTGCGCCCACCGATGCCAACCGGGATTAGCGGCACATCCTCATAGGTGGCAGCAGTCATCCCGCTTCCGCCTGTGGTGACCGTCACCGTGGCTGCAGCCTGCCCCTGTGGATACCACACGCTGCCACCAAACGCGGTCAGGGTGAACGTCATGGCACCGACGCCCGCCACGGCTCGACCCTCGTTGAAGCCGGTCACAGTGGCGATGCCGGCCCTCACCTCGCCTGTCCCGAGGGTGCCGGGCACCTTGGCCGATTGGCGGAAGTATTGAACCGCGAGGTTTTCAGTCCCCCGCTCGTTCACCTCCATCAGGATCTGGTAGCCAGGGTCGCCAGGGGAGAGGTTCAGAACGACGGGCATCGTCTTAGAAATGCTCAGCACCGCCGCCTTCTCGGAGGTCGGGTCGCTGTCGTAGTCCTGTACGTTCTGGGTGCTGCTGGTGCTGGTCATGCTCGCGTCGGTCAGATTGAAGACCTTCGTAAGACCCGTGGTGCTGGTCGGAATGGCCGAGCTGGTGGTGCCCTTGGCAATCCACAGCTCGTGGTCGAAGTTGATCAGATACTCGCCGGAAGGCATGGCCGTTGTGCTGTTTGCCTAGCTTGCCAAGGTAGGATCCACTTTGCGCTGTCACCCTAGACCCATGGCCAAGCACAAGCCCGATGCCTTCATGGTCATCATGCGCCAAGATGGCAAGGCGCTCGGCTTTGAGCGAGGAGGAGGGGCCACGGTGCCCTTCTGGTCTCATGATCTTGGCCTCGCCGAAAGGTACGCCATCCCTGAGAACATGCCCCACCCGCCGTGGTGGTACGTGGGGCCTCATCAGCGGGATCTAGCCAAAGACGCCTTTATGGCCATCGTCCAGCCGAGCTACGACGTGATAGCCAAGCTGGTGACCTGACAGCTAGGGGTCCACAACCTCCCACGGCTGGGGCCTAGGGCAGTAGTGGGCCTCCCAGTTGTTCACCTCATGCGCAATCCCCGCCGTCGCCACTAGCGCATCCTTCGCTTCAGCCAGCGTCACCGGATGTTTCCGCCCCACGCTCAGCTCCCGTGCCGCCTGCTCCGTCGTCAGCCCCTGCCCCATCAACTGCCGCAGCCTGCCCCCCAGCTCACGCACCTTCCCCGGTGCGCTCACCCCATACCCGTGTGCCCTCAGCCAGTGGGTGCATTCCCCGTGGGCATCCACATAGAACCGTGTGCTGAGCTTCCCCTTCTCGGCATCATGCACCCTCGCCGCCTTCAGGAACCCCACGTCAACGCATGAGTTGATCTGCTCCCGGTGGATGCTCGGGAATCGTGCTGCCATCTCGGCCTGGCACTTCCACACCAGCCGCTGATTCTCCCGATACAACCGATCGATCCGCCGCCGTTCGTCAGGGCTTAAGGGCTTCTCCAGCAGCGGCTCCGCCCGTATCCTCTCCTCTTCGAACCCCATCGGAACCAGGAAAGTGAGCTGTTCGCGGCACTTCCTGGCCATTGATCACGGCTCCTCGCGTTTGCGATCCAAATAGTCTGCGATCTGCTCCATCAAATCCGTGTTCTGCTTTATCTTGTCCAAGGTTTTGCGTAGCATTTGGTTCGTGGCTTCGATCTGTTTGTGAAGCTTTTCGTCGGTGTAGCAAGAACGATCAGCCATTGTTCATGCCCTAGACAGCGCGATACGACGCACCGTCGAAACCGGCCCCGTCAGGCACAGGCACCCAAACAGGCTCGCCAGGCTGGGAAGCACGTTCAGCGCATTGCGGACAGACGGGGCTGAGCTGGCATCCTTGAAATCAAGCGACAGCGCACCGTTGCCTAGGTTTACCGACTTCAACGCCTGATTGCTGATACCCGGCACTAGCTCGCCCGTCACCTGCGCCACGGTCGAGAACGGGTCCGTCGTCACGTCACCCAGCAGCAGATTGGCCAGCTCGAACGTCCCGCGCTTCACCTCAGCAGGGATAACGTTATCGGCATACTCTTTTTCCCCGCACTTCGCCTCCTTACGGGGCCAGGCCAGCGCCTGCGGGGTCGTCGTATCAGTCCGGCTGCCGATCCATTCCAGCTCATCAAGCCGGGCCGTGGCCGCCAGCAAGGCGCGGATCTTGTTGTCGGCCGTCGCGGTGCTCCACGCCGGGGTGGGCAGCACGTCGCCCGCGTAGACATCGCCCTCGGCTACCGTGATGTAGCTGTTGGCGGCAACACCGCCGGCGGTGGCATCAATCGCGGTCGGCATCAGTCAACTCCGGTCCCGTTGGCAATCTTAGACTTGCGGCGGTCCTCCTCTTTCCGCTCAGCAATATCCACGTCAATCCAGTCACAGATGCATCGCGTCTCCACGGTGCTACCGTTAGAGCACGCCACCGCATAGCGCACAATGTCGCTAATGGTGTGGGCCTCATCAAACGCCATTAGGTCGGTGCCGTTAGGCCCTTGGCCCTTGAGGGAGATTGGTGGCCGGGTGATTTCTGCCATCAGTCAGGCGCCGGGGACTGCCATATCTTAAGCGCAGCCACAAGCTGTCGGGCCGACTGTCTCGCATCCATTAAAGGGTGGTGTGCGGGAAGCTCGTCCGGCTGCCTTTCAGTCAGCCTAAGCGGATCGATGCCCAACGCCAGAAAGACGCTTGCCAGATCATGGAGCGGGTAAGGCCCCTCCCACTCGCGTTCACCGTGGTTCAGCTTAACGCAGTCGCTAAGGAACCTTGCTTCAACGGGCCAAGCACAATCCGCTACCAGCACGGCACCTTGATCGGCCCAATGTCGCCACTCATGCCAGAACGTATTGAGCATGTGCTGCCGCGTCGGGCTGGTGACAGGAAGATTCGGCACATTCTGCGCGATCCACTCCCTGCTTTTAGCAGTGCCCTTGCATTGGGCCGGATCACACGCCAAGAGGCCTTCTCCGTGGGGCATCCCATCTCTACCAACCACAACCCAAGCGGCTGCAAAACCTTGACCGTGCAGGCCGACGCTCTCAACGTCAAAGACCATGAAGAGGTTGACCATCAGTCAGGCGCCGGGGACTGCCATATCTTAACCGCCTTGTCGAACGAGATCACATCCGGCGGCCCGAACCGCTCAAGCTGCCGCCGCCCCCAGTCCGTATCAGGCCACGATCCGACCAGCCGGCTGCCCAGCGTCTTGCCGAAAATCTCGCGGGCCGTCTCCGGGTTGTCCCGCACCCAGACCTTCGCAGATCGACGAAAGTTCAGCGCCGCTTCCCCGCCGTCACCTTCAACTATCCTTTCCTCCCCACGCTTTCGCCATTTTCTGGGGACCATATAGCAGCGGCAGTTATGGGTTAGAATCCCTCCAGCAAAGTACGCCCCGCTGAGCGTGCTGAAGTCATACACCTCAACATGCCTCTTCGCCTCAACCTCGACACCGACCACCTCATCAACCTCTACAAGGGTGGGATGAGCGAAAACAAAGTCTCTCAGCTTTTCGGCATCAGCAGGGGCACCGTTCGTAAGCGGCTCATCGAAGCGGGGGTCACGCCTCGCGGCCAAAGCGAAGCGGAGTTTATCAAGTGGGCCGAAATGAGCCCCGAGGAACGCCAAAGACAGGTTCACGCTGCGAACCAAGCCGCTCGCGGTCGCGTGCGCAGCAAGGAGGAGCGCGTCAAGGGCGCTCATACCCGCCACCTGAACCAATCCCACATCAGCGACCATGAACAGCGACTCGCTGACCTCCTCAGGGCTCGCGGTGTGGCGGTATCCCAGCAGTTTCCGGTTGAGACACGCAACGTCGATCTCGCCATTCATCCCGGCCCCATCGCCGTGGAAGTCAATGGTGGAAACTGGCACTCGACAGCGGTCCACCGTCGCCTGATGGCACAGAAGGGCAAAGACCTGTTCAGCAGTGGCTGGGCCTTGATCGAAGTCTGGGTCACCACCAAAGGCAACACCATCCCGCCCGACTGGCAGGCTCTTACAGATCGCCTTATCGCCCTGTTTGACGAACTGCGCAGCCTTCCATCCCTCGCTGGTGAGCACCGGATGATTCTCGGTAACGGAAAGGACGCGCCCCCTATGCGTTCGTATGGTCACGACGTTCCCGCTGTAGGTCGCACGCGTGCCGGCCGCGAGTATGCCCGCCTCCACGGGCACAGTGCCTAGGACGCAGTTGAAATGAGGGTCGATCTTGTTCTGTCCGTCCCAGTATGACCCAGGCTCGCCCAACGTGTATTCCTTCCCATCAAGGCTGACGCACACCGGGCACACTGCGCTATCCAGCGTCGCTGTCCACTGCAGCTTGCCCTCCAGCCATGCCGGGTCCGCCTCCAGCTGATACACCGCCATCTGATACTGGTCGCCCGTAGTCTGCACCCCGCTGGTGATCGTCGCTGAAATCGTGTTCTCCACCTTGCGGACCACCGCGTTGTCATATCGGGCGAGCACCTCACCAGCCTCGACACCGCTGCCCATCCTGATGAACTGCGACAGCCGCTCAGCAGCCTGCGCGGGGATCCCTAGCAGCATCTGATCCACCAGCGGTCTGCCGCCTACCAGCGCCTGCTGGGTGGCTGCCACAGGGTTCGGGATGACGGCATTAGGGCGGGTCAGCGTGCCGCCGGCTGCCTCCACCATGTCGCGGGCGAACTGGGCCTGATCCTGCAGGTAGGGGCCTAGCGTCTCGCGGAACTGCTCCAGTGCGGGCTGGCCCCACTCCTGGCGGATGATCTGCGCGGCCCTGCTGGTGACGGCAGCGATGAGGCGCTCACGATCGGGACGGAGCTGCAGGACGCCGGAATCGGCCACGAGCAGTCGGATCTGCGCCATGACCGGCCGTAGCCGCCTCAGTGCGGCGCGGATGGCGCGATCCTCGACGCCCTTCTGTGCTAGGGCATTGCGGAGGAAGACCTCAACGGGGTCCATTCATCGGCCCTGACCACGGGACAGCTTACGCCCGTGGCTGGGCCTGCTGTTGCGGCCGGTGCCCTGGCGGGTGGTCTTGCGGACGGGAACGGGCTGCACGGTGCCGCTCAGGCCGGTCTTCGCCTTAGCCACGATCCGACCTATAAGCAATCACCCGGCCGCTCGCCAGCGTGATGCTCGAAAACTGCCCATCAATCCACGCCCCAGCAGGCAGCGGCACACTCGTAAACGCATTGCTCCCTGCCGTCAGCCCCCGCACCACCGCCGACGCAATCACCGTCGTCGCCAGCGCATACACCCGGCAAAAGCTCCCGGTATGCGCCGCCGTGTCGCTGATATGCTCAAACCCCTGGTCAAATACGTCATTCCTCATCGCGGGTTACCTTCGGTTTGCGGGGGCGTCGTGCCCTAGTTTGCCCCTCCTCCTTCATCGGCTCCACAGACGGCAAAGCCGCCGGAGGTTCCCCCCCAGCGGCCCGCTCCTGTGCCCACCGCCTCACAGCAGCAAGCCCCATCCTCAGCTCCGGTAAAACACCACCGTGGTTGCGCTCGCCACACGGCCCTTAAAGGTCGCTGCAGTGTTCGCCGCCACAGTCGCCAGCCCGGTCACCGTCACGCCAGTGGCCCCAGCGGTGAACGTGATCGCATGGGTAGCACCCGCAAGGTTCACAATCGTGACCTCGAACGTGCTACCAACCCGCTTCTCCTCCATCGCCGCCAGGATGTCGGCCGCCACCGGAGTGGTCACCGCACGCCCAGCAGTCGGGGTCATCGTGATGATGCTGTGGATGCACTGGTCACCCGTCAACACCGTTGCCTCATCGCCAGCAGCAACGAGGATCGTCCCATTGAGCATCCGGCGCGTAACGCCGTCCTCAAGGTGAAACATTCCAGCCATGGTCAGTACCTCAGAGAACAGCGATGGGGCAGGTGTGAACGATCCCGACAAGCGGGATGTTCTTGTTGTCGAAGACCTTAGTCCACGAGGCAGATGCCGCCAGGGTGGCAGCAGTGGGCACGCCATCGCCGGTAGGGCCGGCATAGCTGGAGCCGAGGAGGTGCATGCAAGCGTCCCACTGGACCTTGAGAATATCCTCACCTCCACTAGTCAGGATGTCGCGGTCGCCTTCAGTCCGCACAGGAGCCTGGAATCCGAGGCCGATGGCGCCGGGTTTGGCCAGGTAGCTCATATAGCGGTAGCTGCCAGCGCTACCAGTGCGGGGGGCGTTGTCGGAGACAATCACCCGCTTGCCGGCGAAGGTCGGAACCAGTTTGTCATTGGTCTCGAACTGCCCGGAGCTATCGCCCGCTACCGCATTGCTGGCGGTGATGCTACCGGCAGCGATGGTGGAGGCAGTGACGCCAGGAAGCTCACCGGCCCGGACGTAGTTGATCATCTCCCGGATCTTCAGGAATGCGTTCAGGTCCGGGTGGATGATCAGGATGCCATAGGCGTCCTCATCTTCACCCAGAAGCCCATCGCCACGGACAACGTGACCAGCTGAAAAGTCGGTTTCACCACTGCCGGCGCCATCGATCACCATGCTGCTCATGGCATAGCCAGAGACCGAGGTGCCGGGGATGCCGTAGAGGCCCTGCAGGGTGGCCAGCAGATCAGCTTGCTGGGCATTGGCCACATAGCCGCCCAGCTTGTTGCCGACCTCGGCCATGATGTCGCCGCTATCGCCAACGGCCAGTTTGGCCAGCTCAGAAGCACCCCAGACGTTTGCCCGGTGATGCACGACGCCCTTTTGCTTGCGGGTGCCAAGCTTGTTGACCCGCAGCATCTCGCCCTCTTGCGGCACCTGGGTATCGCCGGAGAGGTTGGGAGCCCAAGAGCGGATCTCGAAGGCGTCACCCTCCCGGATGTTTTCCGTAATCAGGGGGGTGGTAGTGACGAGGCCAGAAGTGATGAAGCGCGACCGAAGGGTGGTCTGCTCACTGACGTAGTTACTGAAAGGGGTAGCGATCTGTACATCGCTACGGTAGGTAAATGCCATGCCTCTGTGAGGTTAGGGAACGGGTGGCCACAGGCCGGGGGTGGGCACAGCCCGGGGGGCGTGGCCACAAGCCGTTACGCCCATGCAATCCTTAGCATGGATCACAGGAATCCGCAACCCTAGCGGATAGCACAAGCGGCGCCGGGGCGAAATAATGCGTCGTCGGATAGCTGCCACAACCATGCACGCCAAAGCGCTTCCGCAGCCAACGCATCAGCAGGCAATAGGGCGCCACGAATGGGACGCTTGGATGTGTGTCGGCAAGCACCCTGACCACCTCGCCCGTCACAGGGTTGCAAGCCGCAACACGCTCTAGCGTTCGTCCGGTCGCATCCTGCACCTGCACCGATGGCCCGTAGATGGCCCATGCCTCCTCTGGGTAAATCATGCTCATGACCGCCCCATCCCCGCCTTCGCAGCGGCAAGAAGCTGCTGGTACAGCGCCGGGTTCGACTGGAAGATCCGCTCCTGTTCGCCTAGGTTGAAGTACTCCCGCGTGAACGGGTTCTTCACTCCTGCCGTCAGGTCACCCGGAACCGCCGTGCTGCCCCCTGCTGGTGCACCGCTGCCCGTAGGTCTCGGGGCCTTCCGCAGGTAAGCCGGCGCCACCTCCAGCGCATAGTCTGCCAGCGGTACCCGCTTGAGCCCATCCACGAACACGGGGCCATCCGGGCCTTGCTCGATCTGCTCAGGCTTGATCAGCCCCTTGGCGAACAGGTAGTCAGGATCGTGCACGACCTGAGCGAGCACGCTGGCCGCAGGGGTAATCAGCTTGAGATCACGCACCTCATCTTCCAGCTCGGCAATCCGCGCTTTGAGGGTGCCGGTATCCCGGTCGTACTGCTCTTGCAGCTGCTGGCGGGCTTGTTCGTAGTTGCCTTTGCTCTCCAGCGCCTGCCGTTCGGTCTCCTGCTTGAACTGCAGCAGTTCTTCAACGTCTACCCCATCAGGAATAGCGTCAACCTGCTGCTTAAGGCGCGACTTCTCGCCCCGCAGCTCGGCGTTCTTTTGCCTAAGTCGCTCCAGCTCTGCGGCAACATCTGCCGGAATGGTCGGTGGCGTCAGTTCCTGGTCTTCGGGGGGCATAATGGCGCCGCTACAACGGCATCATTATACCTGCCACCAAGGGGTCGCCCTTGGGCCGGTGCGCCGGATGCTCCGCTGCACTGCGGCCTTAGCCTGCCGGTTAATCTGCAGCCCTGCGCCTAGGGCCGTCGCGGGACGGTAGGGGCGGATGGCGTGCTTAGGCAGCCCTGCAGGGCGGTGGGCAGTGGTGGTGGTCATGGCGTCGGATGTGGTGCAGGATCACCCTACAACCTTTTTCGTCCCCTTCTTACCGCCCTTCTTCCCGCCTTTCTTGGTGCCGTAGTTACAGGGCATGATCAGACCTCCGGTGACTGGCTAGCTTGCCCGCCTGCTGGCGGTGCTCCACTGGCGGGGGGCTGCCCCTGCGCGTCCATCATCATCCGCAACTCTTCCTCCCGCTTGGCCTGCATCTCGGCCTGCTGCTGTGCGGTTTCCTCCAGCTCGCGGTCTACGTCGAAGTCGTCGTAAAACGCTCGGCGGCTGGCGAGGCTGATCAGCAGCGTTTCCTGCGTGATCTCACCGGCTGCCCGCAGGTCCGCCAGGAACTTGCCGACGGTAGCATCGAGCGTTACCTCAGTGAACTCGGTATTGACCATCGCCCGGCCGACACCATCCGGCGGGAGGCCCAGATATTCCCCGTGAAACCGGAGGGCAGTGTCGATCATGTCCTGGAGCTGAAGCGCAATGCTCATCAGCGTCCCATCGCCCTGGCTGCGGCTGATCTCTTTGCTGGTGCCGCTCTCAGCTACAGCCTTCTCACCATGCACCGTGGCGAGGCCCAGTTCCTTGATCTGCCGTTCCAGCAGCTCTAGGTGCCTGAACTGATACTCATAGCTGGTGCCGGCAGGCTCTGAGAACTCGACACGGGCATCAACCGGCAGCGCGGTGGCATAGCTCGGGCCTACCGTGATCCCTTCAACCTCACCAGGCAGGCCGAACACGAACTGGCGCGGCACCGCCGCAATGTGAAGCTGGTTCGCTAGGTCACTGCTGCGCCGGTAGGAGGCAAGATTTAACCAAGCCACCTCCTCCAGCCCCGGCACGCTTTCCAGCAGCCCCACTCGGTTGGCATAGGCGACCGCAAACGGGATTTTCTCCAGCGTGGTCGGGCCGCTGTCCACCATCTCAAAATCAAGCGTCGCGCCCCCCTTGCTGCGCCATAGCTCGAAGCTGCCGGGCCTGAGCACCCTGATCTGCGTTACGGCCTCCTCCCCGTAGATGGCGGTGCCGCTGCCGTTCGTCGGGTCATAAGGCAAAACGATCTCTTCCCTTAGGCGCAACTCTGTGATGCGCTGGCTGCCGCCTTCGATCGCGGTCCTCCAGCCGAGGATGTCGCGGGGGGTTACACCGATCCAGTAGGGGCGGTTCTCTTCGCCCTCCTCCCGTGGCATATCGACCAGGGTGCCGATGTGCCCGTAGCGGATCATCAGCTTGGCCTGGGTGTAGAGCCAGGCATCAAGGTCGTTGCCCTGTAGATCGACGTTGAACAGCTGCTCCCTGACGGCATCGGGCACGTCCTCAAGTCTGATCGCCTGCCGGCACAGCAGGCCCGCAAGCATGTTCTCCAGCCGCAGCATGTACGGGGGGCACATGCTGTTACTGAGCCGCACTGCATAGGATTCGTCAGCCTCCTCCGGCTCGCGTGGCAGCCACCGCTCGGCCTGCTGCTGCATGTAGAGGGTTCCAGCAGCGAGGGCTTCGGGTAGCTCCCACCGTGGGGCCATCCGCTCCCAAACCTGCCCCGGCTGCCAGACCTCAAGGGTGCGGGCAGTGGTGGGGTGCGACTGGATGCGGGCCTTTTCGGTGCCGTAGGAATAGGTCATGGCTTAGGTTGCCTGGCGGCCTATCCTTTGAGCGATCTTCAGGAGCCCTTGCCTGATCCGGTCATTCTCTAGCATTGCGGGGAGATAACCACGAGGCTCCATTTCATCACTCGGGGCAACCTTGTCGGTCGCGTATCGAAGCACCTCCAGAGCGTAAGCACGTACCCTCTCCCTAGTCCACCCTTCCACAAAAGACTGACCGCACTCCACCAGGAGATTCGGCTTGGGCAGTTCAGGCAAGCTCATGGCACGATGACGTAGGGCCGGTGGGCGTAATGACCAGCGGTAGGGAGTCCCGGCAACGGGTTGCACTTGGCTTCAGCTTAAAACACTGCAGCAACGAGGCGGGTTCAAGTCCCGCACGGCCCCAATAGCTTCAACAAGACCCGGATGCAGCGCCTGCAGATGGCCATCAGCCCTTGCCGGGCTCGGGGACGTACTGAATCACGATGCGGTCAGGGGCGTTACCGCTGATCTTGACGTCGTAGGACTGGTTGCCCTTGAGGGTGGCGAAGCTGCGGGGCATGGGCAGGCGACGGCCGAGGCCGGTGACAACAGCGCGAGGCATGGCGGGGATGCGGTGGGATAGGTTGCCGGGGCACAAAAAAGCCCCCAGCGAGGGCCGGAGGCTCGAACGGTTTGTCCCGCGCCCACTGTAGCGGATGCGGGGGCAGATCACTCAGCGACGGGCTCAGCCTCAGTCTCGGGCTCAGGCATGGGCTCGGGCTCAGGCTCAGGCTCGGGCATGGGGTCGCCCACAATCGGCTCCTCCTCCTCCTCATCAGGGGTCGGCAGCACCTCCTGGATCAGACCGAACAGCCGGTCCTCCTCGGCGCCATCCGCTTCGATCTCGGCCTGAGCGACGGCCAGGGCCGCTTCGGCAGTCATGCGGGCATCAACGGCGGCAGCGATGGCTTCTTTGTCGGCATCATCGTCCGACCGAAGCAGCTCGTTCTCCGCCTTGAGAGAGCGGGTGTAATCAATCAGGGCCTCAACGGCCTTCTCAAAGGTTGCCATGGTGAAATCTTGTTGGGCGTAAAGGGCGGTTTCGATGCGGTCGGTGCGTTCCAGCAGCTCCTGTAGGGCTGCCTCGACACCGACGAAGAACTGGGCCATGGGCCAGGTGCAGAGCACCGGAGCAGACTACCACTGGGGTAGGGCAGACCCCAATGATCGGATCCGCCCCCAACGAACGCTGCGCTGGCATCCTTTGCTAGACGGATCGGCATAACTCATCAGCACCCACTGCGACTCAGGGCCGGAAGGGATGGCAGCGCTGGGGGTGGGCGAAACCCGCCAGTTCGGCAGTATCCACGGGCAGTAGTCCGGGTGAACGACCATTTGATGGCCGTCGTCAACAGGCTCCAGCAGGTGCCAGCCTGAGCACCAGGACCGATCAGCGGTCATCCATACGGACAGCGGCCCGCGGCCTTTCTTAGCCTCTGGGATCTTGGGCGATGCGGGGAGGAATGTGCCCATCGGCCTAGCCTGCGTTGAACGATGCGCACACGACACCAGCTTCCACGCTGGGGTCAGCAGAGCCTAGGAACTTGACTTCCACCTTGTCGACAGGCGCCCACATGGATTCCCATCCATCAGGGCCTTCAGGATGAATTAAGCGGGCATCCTGTTCGCTTTCGGCGCAAACAACAGCCGCGTCAAACGTGTCGTAGTCCTGGTTGACGACTTGAGAGATCAGGTAGAGGTTCATGGCTCCTGGGCAAGGTGCTCAGCCATGCTATCGGAAGACAGCCGCACCATCAGCACGTACTCATGGCGCTTAGGCGTGGCGTTTGGCCTGCCTTTCCCTCTGGCTTCCTCCACCTGCCAGCGGCCTGTCTTGATGGCGTCAATAGTCTCCTGTAGTCGCTGGATAACCGCTTCGTTGCGGTCCTGCGGATCCAAGGGGTCGCCTTCCATGGCTGGGGGTGGTTAAAGAGCTTTCAGGTCACGCATGTCAGGAGCCCATTTCCAGTCGGTCATGCCGCCTGTATCAACCAAGACGTTTTTTCCTGCAACTTCTAAGACAGTGGCCTTTCGCACGATGCCGCCCCTTGCGGGGCACCATGATTCTGTCCATGTGATTTGCTTGCCGACCAATGCACGCAGTTCTGCTGCTCTCATGGCTGGGGGTGGTGACGGTGCCCCGCCATCCTAGTACAGCCTGACCGATCGCACCGGCCCCGCCAGCGGCTTGCCGGCCGCGAAGATCCGGTGCAGCGGGTAGCTCCATGCGTCCGTCCGGTGGTCGTTCCCGTTTTTCTTGTCTGGGTCTCCTTTTTCGTCGTAGCAGTGCCGCTCTAGGTCTTGGATCAGCCCCACGCAGCGGGGGTCAATCACTACGTTGATTTCATCCTTTGCGTTCTGCAGCCTGCTGTTCGCCACCTTAATGCGGTCTTTTACGTCTGGGTTAGCTCTCCCGGAATAGTTGCCTATGTCGAACTCTGCCATGATGTTGATGTCGCTTTTCGTGCTATTGGTGGTGCCCCTGATGCCGCTGGCGTCTGGGTAGCCGTGGATTGTGGCGTAAGGGTATCGACGCCGGACCTCCTTGCATAGCCGCTCGGTGTCGTGCTCCTTGATCTCGTCAATCACGGCCATCATGCTGCCCCGCTTGACCTGCACGATCCCGTTGGTGTTGCCGATGTTGAAATCGCAGCCCAGGATCAGCGTCTCGCCGTCGTCGGGGTCGAACTCAACGGGCCGGACGTGGCGGGCGCGGTCGAACTTATACCAGACGCTGCCGGTGAGGAGGTTTTGGTAGATCCCCTCACGGTAGGCGCGCAACTCCTCGGCAGTGTAGTTCCGCTCCATCTGCTCGAAGTAGTCCGGCGGAAGGTGCGGGTTGTCGTCGCTGCGCATCCTGATGAGCTTCCGGCCGGGGATGGACTGGGCTTCATCGCTGCCGAACATCTGGTAGTGGAAGCCGAAGCCCTCGGGCGTGGAGGTCATGATCTTCTGCCTGACCTGCCCTGCCCTGATCCGGCCAAGGATCTTCTTGTAAGCCTTGAAGGCCTCGCTGGTCTTGACGGTGTCCACCTCATCCCCGATAGCCCAGGCCCAGTCCATGCCGACGATGCGGCGGTAGTTCTCGAAGCTGCGGGCGACGACCACGGAGGTGACACCACCGGGGAGGTGCAGGGTGTGCTGCGGGGTGTTGCGACCCCGGTAGAAGTCGTAAGGGATGGCGAGGCGGTCTAGCACCTCCTCGAACTTGGGCAGCCAGATTTCATCCACCATGCTGTTAGTGGGCTCCAGGACGCCACCGACACAGCCGGGGTTCAGGATGGAGAGCTTGATGGCCTTGTAGGCGTCGGCGGTTGTTTTTCCCGACCCATACCCTGCGACCACGCCGATCTCATCGGAGTCGTCGTCGTCGAACATCTCAAGCTGGCCGCCGTGGAGATGGGAGCGCATCTTGGCCAGCAGCTCCTCGCGGGTGCCTTGGTAGCGGTTGCCGCCTTCCTGCCCTGGCTTGGCGAGGATTGAGCGACCACGCGAACGGAGGATGCCCATTAGGTGCTGGTCAGTCCAGCTAGGGCCGTCATGCGGTCAAGGATGGCGCGAGCGTTCTGGATCTGGTGCGGCTCCTTAGTGTTGTCCATCGCGTGCCGGTAGAGCTCGGTGTAGGCGTGGAAAACGAGGGCACTCATGTCTTCGTCTTTTTCGTCCCATGATTTTCGGAGGCGGGCGCGTGCGACCTGAAAATATTTGCGCGTCTGTGGGAGCGAGAGCCCCCACTTGGCGCTCATTTTTCTAATCAGCTTCGGCATGTCCCGCTTTTGCCCTATTGCTAGCGCTGCCATGGCCTCTTCAACGCGAGAGTCAACTACGTCTCGGGCGGCCATTCGCTCATTATCACGGCAGTGTTATAGGCGGATGCTAGCGCATGTTGCGGGCGCGGGTCATGGCTGCTCCACGCTGATCGGTGCGCCCTTGTCGCCCAGCGGTAGCCAGGCGGAGCCGTGGGAAAACTCAGGGCACCACCACTGCCAGCCGGCATCGCCAATATCCGCACTGTTGGCGCAAAGGGTGATCTTTGCGATAGAGCCATCTTCGGCAGTGATTGTCAGTTCACACCATGGCCCCCAGGGGTTTTCGGCTGTGATGGTTCCGGTTCGACCGTCTTGGTTTCGGACGGTCTTACCTAGCCAACCGTATCTAGATGTTTTCATGGCTTAGGTGGGATGGTGCTTGCCCATAGTACAGCAGGAAGTGGCGGCAAGCTAGGGGGACCGCCGTTCATGTGATGCGACAGTTTGCCGCTTACATCCTGATCACGGTAGGGGTGTTCGCCGTGTGGCGGGCATCGCTCGACACGGCGGCCTATGTGGGGTGCGTGAGGACATCGGGGTTTGCCCGGTGCGCGGAGCAGGCGCGGGCAGCGGAGGAGACAGTAGGGGGGCTGATTACGCTGGGGTTGGGTCTGCTGTATCAAAACCAGAAGGAGGAGCGATGACGTTTGCATCAGTGCGGGCTGCGGCGGAGCATGTGGCGCGGGTGGGGCGGATCACGCCGCATCAGCTGGCGGCACTGACGGCACTGGATGAGGGGCTGTCGGATGAGCAGCGGGCGCGGTTTACGGAGTTGTGGCGAGCGGAGGGCAGCCCAGCGGGGCCTGTGCCGGATGCGGGGTGGATTGTGCCGGCACGAAAGATCGTGAAGGAGTTCGAGGGCTGCAGGCTGCAGGCGTATCGGTGCCCGGCTGGGGTGTGGACAATCGGCTGGGGCTCGACCACCATCGGCGGAAAGGCGGTGCGGGAGGGACAGCGGATCACGCAAGCGGAGGCGGATGCCCGGCTTGATGCTGATCTGCAGCGGTTCTACGACGCGCTGGTACGGGCGATCCCGGCGGTCAGTGGATGGCCTGGGAACAGGGCGGCGGCACTGGTGAGCTGGACCTACAACGTGGGCGTTGGGGCGATGGAGCGCAGCACGCTACGGCGAAGGCTGCTGGCGGGTGAAGCACCGGCAACGGTGATCAGTGAGGAGTTGCCGAGGTGGATTGACAAGGGGTTGCCGTCTGAGCCGGGCTTGACCCGCAGGCGGGCAGCAGAGGTCGCGCTGTTCGTGGGGCAGGAGATCCAGCAGGGCGTGAAAATGCCGAATCACCTGAGGCTGACGCGGACAGGTGATGTGGACCGGAGGGGGCTGGAGCTGCTGCGGTTGGAGTTTGTGGTGGACCGCATCCCGATGGAGCAGCTGCTGGTGGTGAGCGGTGCGCCGGGTCGGCAGGGATTCAGGCGGGGGCAGGACAGCAAGGCTGGGAGCCTGGAGCCGCTGCCAGAGGGGCGGTATCGGGTGGGAGGTATTGAGTGGAAGGGCGGGAAGGACGTGTACGCAGGGAGCTGGGGGGCAGGGCTGGGGCCGGTGTGGGTGGGGATCGAGTATGAGGCGCCGGGGACCACGGCACGATCCGCGTTGGGGATCCACCTGGATGAAAACCAGGGGAGCAGCCCGGGGACAGCAGGGTGCGTGGGGATTCGGAGCATGGATGAGTTGAAACGGTTGGTTTCGCTACTGCGGAAACACGATCCGAAGCTACTGTTCGTGGACTGGAAGCTGGGTACGTGCCCGCCCGTGAAGCCGCTGTGATGGAACTGAGCACGTCGCAACAGTTTGAGCAAGAGCGGCTGTCGCGGCTGATCGATCAGACAGCGGATGTAGGGCAGCTGCGGACGATGGCGAAGATGCTGCTGGAGGCGTGGATGGTGCAGAAGGCGGCATCGCTGTGGGCGATGAGGGAGAGTTTGCCGAAGGCGCGGGCAACGGCGACGGTGGCACCGTGGGACGATCCGCTGGCATGAACCGAGAGGAGGTGCGGGATCTGGTGAACGGTGCGATCCGGGAGCACGAGATCCGGGTTGCGTTGTGGTCGGGGCTGCTGGGTGCGGCTTTGATGGCGGGGACGTGGCACGCCATTTGGATGTGCCGGTAGGCTGAGCGTCGATAACGTCTGAACCGTTGACTGCTTCTACTCCTGCGCTGCTTTACCACTACCGGGCCAGATTGGTGCGGGTAGTGGATGGTGACACGATTGATGTGATGCTGGATATGGGGTTTCAGACGCACTGCCGGCAGCGGCTGCGGCTGCTGAGGGTGGATACGCCTGAGCGTGGGAAGGCTGGGTTTGCCGAGGCGTCAGAGGAGACAGCAAAGCTGCTGCAGGGGGAGATTACGGTTCATACGGTGAAGAAGGACTCGTTTGGGCGGTGGCTGGCGGAAGTGTATGTCGATGGAGTGCACGTGAATGAGGATCTAAGGGCAAGGGGCTGGGGGGTGCCGGTAGACTGAGGGCAGTAACACCCCCGTGCCCGCCGGGCCGACCCAGAGCGGGGGTCACTCATTCGCCAGGGCCTCGGCAGTGGTGCCCAGCAGGTCAGCAGCAGCACCCAGCAGGGCATCCTTAACGGCCTGGAACTGCTCCCGGCTCATGCTGCGGTAGCTCATGCTCTGCGGGGTTTATAGCGTGATGGTGCCGCCCCTGACGTCTAGGATGCAGTAGCCGTGGGCAGCGGTGGCGAGCTGGCTCATGACGCTGGCGATATGACGGGCCTCGATCGGGGAGGCGGTCGTGATGACGCGGGCGTTGGAGTAGCCGCAGACAATCAGGAGATGTTTGCGGAAGGTGTCAGGGTTGGCGGCCCATGGTGCCTGCTGCAGGTGCTCAGGGAGCGATGCCCAGGCGGTGTCAAGCTCGTGGAAAATGTGACGGTGTGAGCGACCGGAGCGTGTGCGGGTGATGTCAAGCACCACCCGTTCATTCTGGGCAAGGGCTTGGCAGGCGGCGAGGGAGCTGGAGCCGTCAGGGGAGAAGATGCCGTCGTGCCAGCGGGCGCGAATCAGCGTCATCGCTGGCTGAGTCGAACGGCGGTGATGCGTGCGTTGGGGTGGAGCTGCAGGAACTGAGCGCGGGCACCGTATGCAGAGTGAGCGCGAACGGGATAGTCCTGGGTGCGGGATTCGTCGTGGCGGACGGTGACGATCCAATCGCGGTAGGTGGCGTCGATCATGGCGTCACCTCCGGCACCGGCAGGGCGTGGTGGGGGAGCCAGCGTCGTTTCTCGCGCTTATCAAGGGACGAGAGCGGCCTTAGCACCCATCTGCCGGGCTCGGTGTCGTAATCGCCAGTGTCACCCAACGAATAATCGTACGTGGGCTCTTCAACCCATACTTCGCCATCGTCGTTTACATCCTCCGGGCCAGGTATTCCTTCGCTCACCGGCACCGGCTTGATGGCGGGGCGGCCCCAGCGGGCGAGGACAGTTGCAACCAGCGGGCCGATGTCTTGAGCTGAAACGCCATGGTCACTACCCAGTTTTATCAATTCATCGCGTGTCGGCCCCTCCGGCTCGGGCTGGGGCAGGGCGGCGCGGTAATCGGGGGTGGTCATTGCAGCTTCTGGGTGGTGGATTGAGCGGCCTTGATGCGGCGCCGCAGCCGTCGCGCCCAGGCCCAGGCTGCTCCCAGGCCCAGCAGGGGCAGGGGGGCAGGGACGGCGGGCAGCGGTGTCAAGGCCGTTGGCGGGGGCTCCGGGGCAGCCGGATCGGGGAGGGCGGGCGGGGCGGTGGAATCAACCAAGGCGCCAGGCTGGGCGATTGCCGCGAACCCCAGAGGGGCAGGCGGCGACGCGGGGGCGTGGCACTGCTGGGCCAGGAGCGCCAGAGCGGCCAGGAGCAGCAATCGGATGATCATTACTGGGCCTCCACCGTCGGCCGGTCCTGCGTGAGCAGATGTAGCACGATCGGAGCGCCCACGAACACCACGGCACCCACGGCGGCAAACAACGCTACGGTCGCCCTGCGTCGGCGCGGCCGGGGGCACAACGTCCTGATTGTGGCGTCGATCTGATGGCGGGCCAGCAGCAGCTGATGCAAGGTGTCTGGCGAGTTCAGGTTCAGGTGCCGGCAGGCTCGGTTAAGAGCTGCCATGCACTGCCTACGTTGCTGGTGGTCATCCATGGCTGATAACCTCCAGATCGATCACGTTTTCGACCGTGGGGCGAGGTTGGTGTTGCGTTGCGGGCGGGGTGATCGTGACCCCGAAGCCGTCCCGCAGGAGGGTTTCGGCGTGCATGAGGATATCTGCGATGTTGGCGCTGGGATGGTGCGATTGGCCGAGGGTGTCGCGTGGGCTGGTGGGCCAGTGCCAGGCAAGCGTGTAGCTGTTGGTCCGTTGGGTGGTGTTGCGTTTCATTGCTGGGCCTCCAGCTCGGCGGCGATGGCCTCGATTAAATCGTAAATACGGGCACCCTCGGCGGTTGTAAGAACTGGCACCACCTGCTCCGCAACGGCGCGGAGGGCGGCGGCAATGCCGCGACGGTCTATGCAATGGACGCAACCGTTCCAGCTGGGATCGTTCGGGTGGCATGGAGGATTGTTCACGGCGCTCCACTCAAACAGGCAGCGTTCCTGGGCTTGAGCGGTGAGCACCGCCTGTGCTGCGGGAGAGAGGTCAGTCATCGCTGCACAAGGCGGAGGAGCGTAAAGCTGAGGTGCGCCACGACGATCAGCGTCACCATGTTCAGGGCCACGGATAGGGCGATGAGCTGGCCGGCAAGGGCAGCCCACGGCACACGGGCAGGCCGGCGCCTGCGGGGATAGATCGGGAACGGCTTGATGGTGGAACGGATCATTTCACTGTCGGGGGTGGGGTGGGGTGCCAGGTGCCGTCAGGGTGATGGAACTGGAGGGAGCCGGGGAGGCCTTTTTCCCAGCGGATCTTGCCTAGACGGCGAAGGCTGTTGAGATGGTGCTGGGCCACGGAATGACTGCCCATGGCGAGGCCGCTGGCGATGTCTCGGTAGGAGGGCGGGCGGCCGTGGGTGCGGACGTAGGCCCCGATCCAGTCCAGAACTTGCTGTTGGCGAGCCAGGGCGTACCGCTGGCGGGCTGTGAGCGGATCGGGGGTGCTGACGGTCATGTGGCTGTTTCCGAGGGGAGGAGGCTAATGACGGTGGAACCGGGGAAACGCTCCTCGAAATTGGCGACGATGGCGGAGGGCTCCCAGTTGGGCGGGACCACCCAATCGTCGATGGTGGTGATGGTGTTGATGGGAGCGGACGGCGGGGGCTGGTAGATGAGTGTCCAGATCATCGGGCGGCAGCGGTTTTGATGGTGTCTTGGATGCGGGTGAGACGGACCAGGATGTTGGAGAGGGCCTCGGGGCTGGCATGAGTGAGCATGTCCAGCTCGGTGAGAGTTTCGAGGCTGTCTACGTGGCGGGAGATTGCCGCCAGCGTCATAGATCCGGTCATTCCCAGCCCTCTGAGCCTTCGAGGTGCTCGACGTAGCGGGCAAGGTTCTTCATGTTGGTAGCCGCTGTCTCTAGGTGCTCGGCCCATGCGTAGATGTCGCTGGGCTTAACGATGCCCTGCAGGTTGAAGCGGTCGTCGTAGAGCCGCCCAGCGGCCTCTGAGATGGGCTCGGCGTTGTTTTCAATGAACCGGGCACGTGCTGCTGATATCCGCTGGGTGACTTGAGGCTGTGTCATGACGGGGGGAGGGTGATGGTGCGGGGCGGTGGTCAGGCGTTGCGCTCGGCAGCGCTTAGCGAAGGGTGCCGGCGGGGGTCGGCCTGATCGAGCGAGTCGAGGAGGTCGGCGGGGTCAGGGGCGGCAGCAGGGTAGCGCTGCACCGTGTAGGCGCTGTTGGCGTAAAGAGCGTGCATGGCCTCCAGTTCGTCGGCGCGGGCGTAGTCGTCGTGGTCGGCGTCAACGAAGGCCCAGAGGTCGTGGGTCTGGTCGGGGTTGGCAGGGGCGTCGGGGAGGACGGTGAAGGTGGCCATGGGGCGGTGGGATGTGGTGCTCCCTCATAGTACAGCGTACGACCCGATCCCGCAACCCGCCGCCGTCGCATTCCGTAACGTGCCCCTAGCGGCGCCCTGTGCCACGATGCCCCGACCGCTGGCCACAGCCGGCGGCACACACGACACCACGACACCAATGGCCACTAAGCCTGCAGCTACGGAACGCCCTGCCGTCAAGGCGCTCAACATCACACCGCCCGATTTCAGGACCATTTCCTTTGAGATCGAGGGCACCGCGCCCCTCGTTATCAATCGGTTCTCCGCTAAGGCAATGGAAATGATCCGCGCCACCCAGGAGGCCGGCTCCACTGCCAAGTCGAAGAAGACCCGAGAAGCGAAGAACTTTGATGCCCTCTTTGAGGACGCCAAACACGTCTCGGTTGATGGCTGGGAGGGGTTTGCCGCCAGCAGCATCAGGAACGCCGGGATCTCAGCCTGTAAGGCGTGCGGGTATGTAATGACCCGCGCGAAACTTGCCTTCATGGTTGAAGCGGACGGGCTCGACCGGGTGGACTTCTCCCCACTGATCCGGCTTACGAAAGGCACTGCGGTGCAGTGGGTTGCACCGACCCGTAACGCTACGGGGGTGGTTGATCTGCGCTCCCGTCCGATGTACCCAGAGTGGGGCGCCACCCTGAGGATCCGCTACGACGCGGGGATGTTCACCGAAACCGATGTCGCGAACCTAATTGTCCGAATTGGGATGCAGGTTGGCATCGGTGAAGGGCGACCCGATAGCAAGAACAGCGCGGGCCTCGGCTACGGCTTGTTTCAGGTCGTCTGATGAGCGCTGAAATGACAACGCAGGCGGCCGGCTCCCACGGCTGCCCCGTACACGGCATGGGAGGCTGGTGACGCATGGCAGCGATGCATAAGGAAAGGAATGGCGGGGTCCGTAGTGGCTGGCAAGGCGTGGCCCGATCAGGATTCGTCAGGAGTGCTCGGGCAAGACACGGAGCGGCTGGCAAGACATGGCCTGGACTGGCCCCGCGAGACACGGAGCGGCTGGCATGGAGGGACGTGGATCGTCGTCGATTGGCAAGGATCCGCAGGCATGGAGCGACGTGGATTACCAGGCGAGACACGGAGCGGCTGGCAAGGAGCGGCGTGGGCTCTCATCGAGAGGCGAGGATCCGCAGGCAGGGCGACGCTGGGACGGGCATTGCGCGTTTTGGCTCGGCAGGCATGGCGGCGCATGGACGGGCAACGTCTGTTCCGGCTCGGCAGGCGTGGATCTGCATTGCTGCGATCGGATGGGACTGTCCTGGAGCTGCTGGCATGGCTAGGTGGGCGTGCAACGTTGCGGCTGGCATGGATCGTCATGACCAGGTGGGCGTGAAACCTCACGGCAGGCATGGAGTCGCCCGGTCTGGATGCGCTTCGGCGGCATCGCAGGCATGGCACGGACTGGCTTTGCAGGGCCTCGCTCTGCGTGGCTGGCTTGGCTCGTCATGGAAACGCTTTGCTCGGCTTGCTTCGGCAGGCATGGCAGCGGACGCCACGACGTGGTAGGGCAGGCATGGCACGGCAAGGCTTGGGAGGGTGCAGCGTGGCAGGCATGGCTTGTCCCGGCGGCGTCCGGTCAGGCAGGGTTGGCAGGCACGGCGCGGGATCACACGGTTCCGCAACGTCTGGCAGGCACGGCGCGTCATGTCGAGGCAAGGAAAGCGCTTCGCTTTGCTGGTCTGGCATGGCTTGCTATCGGAGGCCTGGCTGGCCCGGCGAGGTAACGACGGCGCGATGAGGCTTTGCCTTACGCGGCCGGCTACCACAGGCAGCCACTAAGCAGCAGAATGGGGGGGCACATTGCTCCCCCTTTTTCATGGCCACCATGCACGACGACGGCCCGCAGTATTGCTACGCCGAGGGCCTAGAGGATGCGATTCGCTTTGGCATCGATGCCCAGGAGGCCGGGGAGGAGCTGGAGCGCATCAAACAGCGTGACAAGACGATCGTGCCGGAAGTGGTGGTTGATGAGGCACGGCCAGAGGATGCGGTGCTCCATCCGGCATTCGAGTGGGAGGATCCGGTGGCTGCTGAGCGTTACCGGGTGATTCAGGCGCGGCAGCTCATTAAGCGGGTGCGGGTGATCTGCCCTGAGCCCGTAGCAGAGCCGACCGTCCAGGCCCGAATTGCGATGCCTACGGCACCGGTTGAGCCGGCGATGACGGAGCACGACCCGCTGGCGCACGATCTGAGCAAGGCGGTGGGAGCCTTGGTGGAGACGAAACGGCAGCTGACGGAACTGAAGACAAAGGCGGCACGGCGGTTCGACCGCCGAAAAGTGATCGCGGCGGACATTGCGCTGGCCGAAATCAAGGAGGCAGAAGAAAACCTGTCGTCAGCGCATGAGGCACTGACGGCAGGCAAGAGGGCAGCGGAGTGGGCTGGGCGGTGACGATTACCAGTCGCCGGCTTGTAGGCAGCTGAGGAGGGTGGAACGGGGGCCGGTGAGTTCAAGGCCGGCCCTGATGGCGTCTGCGAGGGTGGCGGCCATGACCTCGACGGTGCCGGCAGTGGTGGTGACGCGCCAGGGGCGAAGGGGAAGCCATGTCATCGGTCGCCATCCTGTTGCAGCACTGCATCGAGCACGTCTGCAGCCACAGTCCATGCGCTCCCGGCTCCAGCGTCTCCCCTGCGGAACCACGCCGCCACCTCGCGGATCGCGGCGCGGGCGTGAGTCCTCCCATAGCCCGCTGCTTCCAAGCGCTCCACCAGCGAGCCAGCAGGGGCAGGCTTAGCGCGATCCATTTCAATTAGCCGATCTAGTTTGTCTTGACTCTGCTCTGCCAGCCGGCAATAGCTGGTCCCCTCGTCGCTGCTGACAATGTGGGGGCAAGTGGCGCCGTGATGGCGGCCTAGGTCGTAGACGGCGCGTAAGGCACGACAACCAAGATCATTACCGTCGTGGATAGAAACTGGCGTGTCATGCCACAGCTTGACCAGGTCCGCGTCTGTAGCTCGGGATGGCCTGTCGTTTTTGGATTTGTTTATTGGCAGCTCGGCGTCTTCATCTTGGTGGCGCAGGTTGGCGCCAGCCTCAAGCGCTTCAATTCGGGCTTCGATTTCGCTATTAAAGGAGAGGTTGGCAGCAGACAAGGACTCAACTTCGGATTCCAGCGCTTCAATGCGGGCGCGGAGTTCGAGGACGCAGGAGTAGCCGGCAAGTCCATCCAGGTCGCAAACTTCAAGGTGTGCCCACTGGTCAGGCGTGGCGCGATGCGGTGTGCTCATTGGTGGATGGTGTTGGAAGGATGGTGCCGGATAGGCTCCGGCGGGCCGTGGATGAGCGCTCAGCAATGCACTCCAGGACCGGCCGGCGTGCCGTCTTTGTGGGTATTGATTACCCAGCCGATTACAGCATCCCAGTCACGGCGGACTTTGCGGCCAGTGCCACCGAGGCGAAGCACTGCACGCTTGCCTTTGCTAGGCGCGGACTCGTATTCGACAACGTGATACAGAAAGCCGCGAGGAGATTCCCAAATTTGGCCGATCTCAAAAACATCTCCGGTATTGGGCGTGAAGGGTTTCATGGCTGCGATTGCGATGTAGGCGCCGGATAGGCTCCGGCGGGCCGTGGTTGTCAGCCCCTGAGCGCTCGCTGCAGCGACGACCGGCTGACCCCGCACAAGGCGGCGGCCTGGCGCTGGCTCATGCCGCTGCGAACCTTCGCCACGGCGCGGGCCATGGGGTCGCGGGGCGGGGCGATGGCAGCCGGCGGTGCGGCCGGGGCCAAGCGGTGGATGATCGGTCGCTGGACCGGCACCGGGGCAGGTGCTGGCGCCGGCTGGGGCCTGCGCACCAGTAAGGCGGTGGTGCTGTCGTTGAGGCGGTGGAGCCACTGGCCGGTGCAATATCCGGCGGTGTAGACGAACGCGGCAACGGCCGCGATGGAGCGGACGGCGGCCTCGATGTGGGGCGCCCAGTCAGTGGTGATAAAGGATTTCATGATGGGGGGGGGATGGTGCGGTGGATCGGGCTGTCCCCGATGCGTTCATAGTACACCCTCCCGACTCGGGGCGCAACGCCACCGCTTCACACACTGTCGCAAACCGACGCCGAAGAACTGATACGATGGCGTGGCTGCCGGGAGTGATGACCCCAGCAGTTCATGGCCGGCGGCGTGCTGCCGGTGATGGTGCAGGCAGGGGCCCCGGTTCGCCGGGGCCTTTGCTGTTGCTGCCCATTCTCGACCGGATTACAGCCGCCACCTTCGGCAGCCAGATCCCACCCTGCGGGCCGATCATGTCGCCCGTCAACGGCACCACCACCCAGCCGCCTGCTGCTGCCGTGAGGGCCTTGATGGCGTCCCGCTGGATGCCGGTGCCCGTGCTGTGACCAGACGTTACCCAGGTTCCGCCCTGCACCTCGACCACGACCCGCGCATCAGGCCAAGCGAAGTCCGCCACGAATGCCCGCCGCACCTTGGCTAGGCCCAGTGCCTTGCGCTCCGATGCCCATGCCTCCCAGGGGGGGATCGTCACCTCACGCAAAAAGGGGAGGCTCGGGTAAAGCCTCCCCCACTGGTCTGCAAACTGGGCCTCCAGCTTGCTAGGCATCAGAAGGGCACTTCTTCTTCATCGGGTTCGCAGCTATCAAACCGCCCTGCTGCGGCAGCCGTGGCGGATGCTGCTCGAACGGTGCGCGAGGGGCTCGCTACTGACGTGGCCACGCATACCTGTTTGTAAACCTTCTTGCCAGTCTCCCTGTCGTTCCACGACTCAGTGGCGACTCTGCCGTGAATCTCCACGGCGTCGCCCTCTTTGAGGTCTGCGAGTGCCATGGCTTCATCGTCCCATGCGGTTACGTCAACCTTGTCGCCATATTGGCGACCGGGTGCCGGCGGGGTCTCGATGATGGCGGTGGTTTTAGCCTTGCCGCTGTCAAAGGGCTTGAAACGAGGGACAAACTTAACGGTGCCGATCAGATGGACGCTGTTCATGGTGTTTCGTGGTGGGATGATCAGGCGGCTTTAGCGGCCATCGCGGCGAGGGTGGCGGGGTCGGCCAGTCCTACCGCGTGGGTGGCGGGCTCCTCCTCCGGGTCGGTTCCAGCCGCGTTGTAAAGCGCGACCGACTCGGGCGATACGCCAGCAGTAATCAGCCGCCTCATGATCTGCGGCGGCACTTGCCCCCAGCCGGTAGCACCCTCAGGGGCGATTGCTGCAAACAAGGCCTTCATGCCGGTGCCGGTCAGGCCGCTGCGCTTGGCTGCTGAGATCGCTTGCATCTGCAGCTCATCGATCGTCAGGTCTGCCAATGGGTCGGCATGCTGGCGGGTCTCTCGCTGACGATCAGGAGCTTGGTGGGGATCTTCCAGCGGCTCGCGTGCCCAGAGCTGCCAGGCAAGCCCGAAGGTGGCGGCGGCAGCAGTGCAGAGACAGCGGCGGTGGGTGTCGGTGATGTCGCGGGCATCAGTGCGGGCCATCGGCACCGCAGCGTTTTTGTTGTCCATGATGGCCTGCGGGAAGTCGGCCGTTTCGGTGCCGTCCGGGGCAGTGAAGAAGCCGACCACGTAGGCGGTCCCATTGGGGGCCTCCCAGACGTGGCCGCCGTTAGGTGCCATGCGCAAGTGGAACTGCCAGTCGGGGGCGTGCTGGCGGAGCAGGTGGGAGGTGCGGCACCAGTTGACGTAATCGGCTTTGTAGTTGCCGCTGCCTTTGGTGCTGACGTCCTCGGCCGTGATGACGGCATCAAGGTGGGGGATGCGTGGTGCCGGGGCTTCCGGCGGCTTAGTGGCCATGGTGTCGCCTGTGGTGACGGTGCCCTCCCATCGTACTACGGAATCCGGCGCTGCGGGAAGGTGGCCGTAGGATGGAGGGGCTGCAGGCACGCAGCAGAAAGCCCCGGAGGCAACCGGGGCGATCCAGCTCTTAACCGAGCGACCAGCGCGACCCAGTCAACCCGCCACCACTTTACATGGACACGCCACAACTTGGTAACCGCTACGTCGGTTCCACCTTCGCCGGCAGCCGGCCGCCGTTCACTGCGCTGCCGAACTGGCTTGCCGGTCGAGCCACAGCATTCGAGATCGCTGTGCTCTGGTGCCTGCAGCACCACTATCCGAACATCTGCCCCAGCCTGAACCGTATCGCCACGATGAGCGGGCTGTCCCGGCGAACGGTGATGGGGGTCTTGAACACGCTGGAGCGACGTGGCTGGGTCGTGCGGGAACAGCGGCTGACTGAGCGGGGCGACAACGCACCGAATCACTACGTCCTGACGATCTGGGGCGAACCGCCCATGGAGGGGGTAGGGCAGGAGCTGCCTGAGGGTGGGGCAGGAGCTGCCCTAGGGGTAGGGCAGGAGCTGCCCCCTAAGAAGAACAACAACAACAAGAACAAAACAAGAACAGCCTTAGAACCCCCTTTACCCCCCGGTGGGGGGACTGACGGACGGAACGACCATTTTGTTGACGCCACCAAAATGGTTCCCGCCCCCTCGCCGCAGCCGGCGGCTGGTGGTACGCTCGCGGAGGATTCGCACCCGCAACGGCCGGACCCAGCACCATCACCACCGAAACCCACCCGCATGGCCAAACCCAAGCCATTCGTGCCATCACCCGACGACATACCCGCCGCCCTGCTGCCCATAGAAGCCCCGCTAAGGGCCTTCTGGCAGGTCAAGGCGGGTCAGACTACCCAGCAGGCCTGGAACTGCCTCACAGGGGCACTGGAGCGCATCTGGCGCCATCCTGACGGCGGCACCGATGCCGTCCGCGATCAGCTAGAGGCCGCCACCCAGGCCGGCTGGCGATCCATCACGTTCGCCAACTGGCAGAAATACTCGCAGCAGCCAGGCCCGTCGCCCATCCACGCCCGTCCTGCTGCTGGCCCCCGCAGATCCGCCACCGATCAAGCCGCCGATAACGTCCTCGCCATGTTCGCCGCTCGGGGGATCGGATGATGACTGTCAACCAACAACAGGATCAGGACATGCCCGCACCCATCATCATGTGGCGCGCCCGTTACATCCTCAACAGTA